CCCGCTGAGGGGGACGCGCTTCGCTTCGATGGGCGCTTCGATTTGATTGAGCCATTCGACAAACCACTTTTCATGGTAAGTTCCTTTGTTCTTATTGCGGTTTGCCATAGGTCATTCTCGTAACAGTGAAGACAAACAAACCAACCCTTCTCGTTGGTGCGTTCGTGTTGTTGTTTTAAGATAGCAACAAATTGATGCGTTAAAGTATTACACGCTTCGCATTGTGCCGCCTTACCTTTTCGTGACTTCGATGTCATATTCTAAAGCATCAAGCCAACACATCAGCATGAATCCAGATGGTATTCGTTTATGTGTTTCCCATTTGTGGATCAGAGATGTAGTGCAGCCCATCTTATGAGCCAATGCTTCTTGGCTTAAACTCCGCTCGAATCGAGCGTCGATTAACATTCTTACCAGCTTCTCGTAATCCTTTGGTATGCTCACGGGCCTGTTGTAATAGGTATAGTTTTTCAATGGCATTCACTACCCTCAAGGCTGTTTCATACCGTATCTCTGTGTCTCCGTTAATGGTTCTATAGTAAGTCGACGTTGGAATGTCGGCTGCTTTGAATGCTTGAAGCATAGTCACACCATGCTTCTCTGCATTTAGTTTGATTATATCAAGATACGATTTCATGCTGCGAATATGCAGCTAGAAATCTATTTCGTCAAGATCTGCGTCATCAATTTCTATAGTTCCGTCACCATTACAGTAGTCGCACACCTCTGTTCTAGTTTCGATATAGCCTTCGCCATGCCCTCTTGGTTGGGGTACATCGTACTCGATCCACCCATCACCAGAGCAGACATGGCATTGCACTTCCGTTCTTGTTCTGATTACTCTCATTGCTTTTCTCCACTGTTATGTGTTCGATTTTACCTACGCCATCGCATGTCTCGCAGGTAAGCCAGTCCGTTCCATGTCCGATTGCACCCCTGCCATTGCAGGGAATACAGGGTTCAGTATGGAATCTCGTCGTCAAATTCAGGTATGTCATGGTTCTTTTCCCAGGCTTTGATTGCTCTGTCGAGGAATCGTTTGCGATTGAATCGTGGATTGTGTGCTTCGAGATCATCGGCGATCATCTCCAATCCAATAGGTGAGTGCATCATTGGACCGATACGATCTGCGATCCATTCAAAGTCTTTACGTGTCATTGGTTATCCTCCTCGATGTAATCAGCATAAGCATTGAGCATGAATGCCATTACTTCGTTCATATCTTTTGGATTCATGTTGTGGTTTTCAGTGCAGTGAACATCAGTCCACTTGCCATTGGCCAGTTGGATTTGAATGTTGCAAGTACGACTGCCATTGTATTCAATGCGCACTTCATCAAACTCATAGTATAACATTAATCCATCCTCGTAATTAGATATCCGTCGAGTGTTGGCAGGGCAATCACACCCCAAGGATAATAGTAAACTGTTCCCGCTCGAGTGTGTTGAAGTGCCATGAAAGGAACGTCATTGTCTTCTTCATGTGGGCTTATCCAAACCCCATCTTTGATGGTCGATCCTTCCATTGGATGCAGTTTCCCAAAGCCATACTCGAATGTCATGTGTTCAACTAAGTCATCGATGTCTTCATCCGAATCAAAGTTGTGAACCCAGTAAGGAAGGAAGCCGAGTGCATCAGTAATTGGATAGTCGGGGTAATCTTTCTTATTGATTTGCACGATCATCTTTATTCTCCTCGATGATGGCGGCAGCTAAGTTCCATGCCATAGCTGCTGCTGTTGTCAGGTGTGGTCGAGTGGATTCGTCATGGCGATGAATCCATTCCATTAGTTCTTCCCAGTCTAGTGGTGTGTGGAATAGTCCGATTGGTTTAATCATGGAAATGTCTTTCGATTTTGTTTGAGATCAATTCGTTTTCGTCTTTGCCAAAGATGGTGAAAGAATGCTCAACGCCATCGCTATCGATGACCTCAATACATCTGGTGACAAATGAATAGTCACCTCGATGGTGGTGTATTCTTTCTTTGACTGTTGATATGTTGTGTACTCTTACGTCCATTGTCTAAGCCTCCAGCGTTACGCTTACTCTGTTGTTGATAAACTCGCAGATCATGTCTTCGATTTCATCTCGATAGTCTTCGAGATTAATTTCGTTTTGATTTGATTCCTCTAGTTCTTCGCGCACTATGCGACGAATCATAAGTTTAAGGTTGTTTACTAAGTAGCGAGTGTCGTCTTCCATGTTTGTTCTCCTTATGGGGTTTATATTACTGCATACATGCAGCGTTGTGTAAATTACGTTACGTCACAAGGGGACCGAAGCCCCCTTGATGGGGGGTGGCTTACGCCACCGCCTTCTTCATTGCTGCGACTTTCTTTGCGAGAGCTGCTGGAACGTTGCGAGACTTGGCTTGTGGTGTCCATTGCTCACCGTCAGTGATGATTTCAAAGACTGATTTGTCAGCTTCATGACGCTCGATCAGTTCGTCTAGCTCGATCTGCATGTTGTCGAGACGGTTTGCGAGAGAGGTTGCTTTCGCTTCATGGTTTGCGACAGCCGCTTCTTCAAACTCACAGATGGTATCGGACATCTGTTTGCGTTTGTATTGCAATGAGTTGTAACTTGTGTAGCAAGCGTCTCGCGCAATACCTTTCATTAGGTAATCCATATTATCACCGTTGTGATATGTAATAACCGCTAGCTTCATTTCGATGAGTTTAGATACGTTCTTTGTCATTTCTAGGTTCTCCAGTTGTGGCGCGAGGACCATCCTCGCGATGACGACTGAACACACGAACAAAATCCTGACTGCAAGTCAGGTTGCTATTCGCAAGTTGCTTCCTCACACAGATAGACGCAGAGCCGCACAAGCCATCAGCCATCAAGCCAAGACCAATCGATCATAACAAGGAAGCTGCTTGCGAATGGTATTTTGATCGTGTGATCACCAAGGAATGCGAGATGACCGCAGCGACACTGGTGAACCGACAGCAATGATCAAAGGTATCTGAACGAATAAGAAATGATGCTAGACCTTGTAGTAGATTATAGAGGTTGAGGATAAGGGAATAGCGGCAAAGGTATTGAGTATAGTTGACGCAACGTCAAGTATTGACAGAAGTGCAATAGATCGTGTTATTGTGGGGGGAGAGAGGGAGAGGGGGGCTAGTAAGGAAGCTTAAAGCGAAACGCAAAGCAAGCATTATCCCTTATCGTCTTTCTTTGCAAAATGCTTGCACCATTCGGTAAGCAGTAATGCTTGCAAGCATACAGCCAAATGCTTGCTGCATTCTGTAAACAGTAAGGTAGAATGGTTTAAGCTTACAGTTAGCCAAACGCACCTGACCTGACGGTCAGGTGGTTTTAGACGCAGGAGAAGCCATGTCCGTTCCAGTAAAACTGACACCTAAACAGACAGCTTTGGTGGATACACTCGTTACATTAGGATGCAGCGTTCAGGAAGCCGCTGAAGCTGCTGGGTATTCTACTGGCGAGAGCGCAAGGACAAGTGGACACCGTGCTTTGGCTCTACCCCATGTGCAGCAATATATGCACAGTAAGATGATGGAGACTTTTGGACTGAGCGCTACTGGTGCATTGGCGACGGTTGCGCGGCTTTCTAGGAACGCTAAGTCCGAGTATGTTCAGCTTGAAGCTAGCAAGGATTTACTGGATCGGGCTGGCTATAAACCTATCGATAGAAGTCAGATACAGGTAGCAGGTGACATCAAGGTGAGCATTGATCTCGGATAATTTGCCGTGGTCTTGTTGTGAAAGGGGGGGTGGGGGAAAAACTGTGGTTGCTACTGTCACTGTAGTCTCTCACTCACATTTTTCTTACTCAAGGTTTGTGCATCGCCAGAAATATTTTTTTTTGCTAGGAGTTAAGATATGAGTAGAGATAAGAAACCAGAGCCGACTCCGAGTCGTCAGGACATGTCGAAGGCGAAGGCTGCATTAAAGAGTGTTGGATATGGTAGCAAAAAGGTATCAGAATCCTGAGGGTGGATTGAATGCTGCTGGCCGTGCGTATTTCAAGCGCAAGGAGGGTAGTAATTTGAAGGAGCCTGTTAAGGAGACTCCGAGTTCTGGGAGTGAACGGATGGGTCGGAAGGTATCTTTTGCTGCTCGGTTTGCTGGAATGAAGGGTCCGATGAAGGATGAGAAGGGTCGTCCTACGAGAAAGGCTTTAGCGTTAAAGGCGTGGGGTTTTGGCAGTGTTGAGGCTGCTAGGAATTTTGTTAAGCGGCATAAGAAGGATTAGGGCGATGTGTTTTGGTGGCAGTAGTGGGCCAAGTGCTGAGGAGTTGTATCAAAAGAAGAAGCCTGTATTTGGCGCTCTTCCTAGTTTAGATACTGGTGGCGAAAAGGTTGATCGTGAAAGTGGTTTGAAGGATGTGCCTAAGATGCGCACTGGGACTAAGCAGAGATCTTTGTTGATGATGGAGTACAAGTGATGCCAAGAGGATCAACCCCACGCGAGAATCAACTGGCTCGTCTTTCTTTGCTTGATAAGCGATTAAAGGATGCGACGACTCCTAGTAAGTTGGAAAAGGTTAAGGCTTTATTTCAGGCGCGTACTACTGGGTATGTTGGCAAGGAAGAGTCTGAGAAGGTGAAGGCATTGCGTCGTGCGATTCGCAAGCGTGAGGCTTCTTTGGCAAAGGGGATTGCCCGTGACTGATTATGATAAGTTGGTGAAGAAGTTGAGTGCGCAGGGTTCTAAAGACCCGAAGGCATTGGCTGCTTACATTGGTCGCAAGAAGTTAGGTAAGGCTGAGTTTCAGCGTCGCGCTGCGGCTGGCAAGCGTAAATCATTACTAAAGGGTAAGTGAGATGGCTTGGGTATATGCAAGTAGTGGCGAGGATTATGTAGGGGAAACTCATACGCTAGCGGGAAATGTTTATTCTGGTAAGACGCGCACCCCAGAATCTCGTCGTTTGATCGAGGTTCCTGATGCACCAAAGCCAGAGACAGCTGCACAGAAGCGCAAAGCGCGTAAGAGTACGATTATAGAAGAATGAGTTTTATTTCTACGCTAAAGCAGGAAGATTTGAGTGCGTTACGGGAAGCTGTTAAGCGCGTTCACTTCCAGCACTTTGATCGCAAGCACGGGAAGATGTTTGTGACCAATGCAATGTTGGATCAGATCATTGAGTGGTATGGTCCAGAGGTTGTTGAGAAATCTATGAAGGTAATTGTAGATAAAGGGTTAAGGTGACTGCGTTTAAGTATAAGCCTGACGGGGAAGTGTTGAAATCCTTTATGAAGGACGACACTTTCTTCCGTGGGATTCGGGGGCCAGTAGGGAGTGGGAAGAGTGTTGGATGTTGTGTGGAAGTTTTTCGTCGGGCGCTTCAGCAAAAGAAAGGTCCAG